ATTTGGGCTGACCACCTGAATGCTTTAGTAGTGCAATTATGCTGGATTTGGTCACCGGCACCGCACTACTATTGACTATGGTGAGAGTTAGCCAGCAGCTCACCATCGCACCGCTTTCCTGTAGAACGCATCGATTCGACCACACCTTAACTCAGTGGGGCGTCTAACGATCGGGAGGGATAGATGAAGGTGATGACTCTATTTAGGGTCGGCTCCATGAGGAGCAGAGTTCAAAAGTTTGGGTCGTTCGTGGGCAACCCCAAACTCATTTATCCACGCCGAGAAATGTTAAAACTCAAAAACAGGTGTCAATCCCCCTGGCCAGACCGGTAAAAGCGATTACCCGTAGGGCGCGACGGCCTCCCCGACCTGTAGAGGTCATTGAGGTCCCAGTTGCGCAACCTGCGAAGAGGAACAACGAGAAGAAGGTGGCTAAGTTCAAGCCGGCATTTGACATCAAGGGCATTGGCCAAGGTATGTCAGGTATCGGTGCTTCCATCGGAAATTCGATCCTTCCCGGGATAGGGGGACTCTTAGGCCATGCGGCAGAGTCCCTATTCAAAACTATCACCGGTATGGGGGAGTACAGTGTCCAGGATCTCCCATCGGACATTCACAACAATACTCTGTTGGGGGTTCAATCCCCACTTGTAACTCAACAAGTGGCCCAGATGCACTGGGATGGCCTTGCTACACGCATTGCCCATCGAGAAATGTTTTCGCTTATCAATATGACTAGCGATTACACCGTGCGTCGTTACCCCCTTACACCAACCAATGTCGATTTGTTCCCATGGTTGAATGGCATCGCTCGGAAATTTCAGAAATGGAAAATCCTTGGAGCGGTCATAGAGTATGTCCCGTTGACTGTGCCTATGAACACGGGTGTTACCCCTTCACAAGGAACAGTGGCGTTGTCCATTCAATACGATACGTTTTTGAATGCTCCGTCATCCATGGTCAACCAGCTCAACGGACAAGGAGCCGTCTCGGGTCGCCCGATGGACGGTTTGATGTGCGCTGTTGAGTGTGACCCTTCTTACACCCCCACCAATCCCCTTTACATCCGACATACAGGAATGTCTCAGAACCCTGACGACGCCTGGTATGACTTCTGTTCAATTATTTGTGCAACAGAAGGACCGAAATTTGACAATTCGGGGCAACTATGGATCACCTATGATATGGAACTCATTAGTGCATTCGTAGAGTCCCCTTTGCCAGAGAGTAAGGCGAGAGTATTAGTGTGTGATGGTGCCGTTAGTCTCGGGATGTCGTCCGATTCTAAGGAGTGACTGGAGGTGTGTCTTTCCTCCCCCCCGCTAGCTCATGCGTCATCTCAGAGCATCTTGTGTGACGGATGTCTCGCAAGGGTTACTCCTCTACTTAATGAGGGGGGCGCAGGCTGCCTAATTGCCTAGCCTTTATGGCGAGTTCTCACTCCTCTTGAAAGTGACTCCCCTTCGGGGGACCCGGCCTGCGACTCCGTCGCAGGCCACGCCTTCATGGGCTTCCCGATACATCTCGGAGTTCCTTTAGTGGAACAACTTCTAATCGATGACCTGCCTTGCTGGCAAAGTCGTTTCTTTGAAGGTGCACACGGATAACAAATTTTCAGATTTGCAAAAGCAGCTGATAGTCAAGTATACATTACATAAGCAGTAGAGTGGGACCCCAACACTCTTGTACAATCGCGACATCGATCGTAAATAGACATCGGAACATAATAGCTCATGGCGAGTGAAAACTGTACGACCTCTATTCTGTAAGTGGAATGGTTTGGTAATTTGTGGCCCCCGCTGACAGAAGTAAGTTAATACTTCGCGTCCTAGGGCCTGCCTTAGTGTAAGATTTCGTCTGTCTCCCATCAAAACAGGAGATCCCTCAATCATAATGACCTTGGTACCTCAAAGATTAGAACTTGCTATGGAAAATAGACCTGGGTTAATTCATGTGCTCGAGTGAATTTAAAGTCCAGGAAACCGTATTCCTTTGTGAGCAAGAACCGTCTCAGGACCTTGGGGGATAATGACCCCCAGGCCGAAATTCCTGACGTAGGGAAAGAGCTCAAAAACTGCAGGTTTGTACACCTGTAGTACTCCACGAGAGTTTAACGTACTCCTTCAAATTCTAAATTGAAGCCAAGCTCTAAGAGAGCCATGCCCAAAGCGGGAGTCCTTGCGGAATCGGACTTTAAGCTTGATCGCACCGCGACTCCGTCGGTAGACCCTTGTCTGCTGGCGAGGACGTGTGGAAGTGCCAGCCACTTCCACCGTCTCCGCACTCCCCTTAAAGGAGCGCTTCGGCGGATTAGTGAGTCCTCGACTCCTGCCCTGAAGAAGCCCATTAAGTTGGTTGAGTGTGTCGCCCCCCTTCCTCTTCTCTGTGAAGACGAGGAGCACTTCCATTCTCTAGGGAACGCCATTCAATTGGTTCCTCGTGAAGAGAGAGTTGAGTTTTCACCTGATTGCGATCTCTCAGCATTTTCTGGTTGTGCTTCCTTCGGCCTTTTTGGGGATCTAGAAGATGAGGTTAAGGGTCCCTCCAAAACCCTGGCTCTTGAGTCTAAGAGCACCCCTTGCCCTCTTAAGGAGGAAAGGGTCTTGACGCTTCAGGGTTCTACAAGAAAAGAACCCTCTCGGCCTGAACAGAAGGCCAGGGATCTCAAGGGTCCCACCCGGGGGGTTAAGCTTCCTTCTAAGCGCGATATCGTGAAACAGAAGGAATCGAAGAAGTCGTCAGAGACTTTAAAAGTAGGGGTTTCAGTCCCTACACCTGACGCCTCCTCCTCTTCCCCCCCCAAGCAGGCAACCCTCGTCCCTGTTTGTGTTACGCCAAGTTTGACGAACTTCGGCCTCGTCGACCAGCCAGCCGACGCTAAAGTGGAAGCCCCCGCACCAGACCACGGAGAGGGGGAATCTGCATCTTGGTTCCAGTTTCTCGACCAGGACATCACACCCGTGTGCGCTACAGGAATTCCCTCCTCTGCTTACGGTCAACTGTGTGTCCAACATCCGTACCCGTCTTTCACGGTCACAGCAGTGTCTAAGCGCAAATTTCGGCGCGCCAAAGCTGCCATCCCTTTTTGGGATTCGGACATTCAACGAGAACTTACGGCTCCTTGGGATTGCGATTCAAATGTTAACTGGATTGCTACCAATGATTATGCTGATGATAGGGACTCGGAACCCCAAGATTGCGGATTGCTCGTGACAAGGATCGTTCTCCTTAAGTCATGCACAGTCCTGGCCGACACAGTGACCCGTCGAGAGCGCTTTATCCAAGGCTTACTCGGCGCACTTCCCTTTGTCCATCCTGAGGAGGATGTTAAACATAACCTTGAGTATCAGTCCACTCATCCCGAAGAGACTATGCTCCGACCTCACGTCGGAAAGGCTTGGAGATTCGGCACAAAGAATCCCTGGAATGGCAAAAAACGTGCTCCCTTTAGGGTGAAGCCCGCTAATGTCTCTGCGGTGTCGTATTCCTCGAGCTTGTACAGCTCGGAGCGCAACGCACCTATTTACTCTCGCCTTTTTGACGAACTCTTCCGCGTGGATAAAGAGACCGTCAAATTGACACACTACAGGGATATGGTCAGCAAAGACGCTACCGGTAAGTACACGATTCGTGATTCTTACCGAAAAGCCGTCCAAGTGACCGCCCTCGGTTTCCCCGAAGCTCGTTTCTGGATCTCTAATGACCGACGGATTTTTGATAATACCGTCCTGCATTTTTGCCAACAACAACTTGAATCGGGTATGGCCATGAGTGAAGGGTTGCCTACCCGCATTGACGTGCCTTTTCGGCAAAGGGGTCTCCTCAGTCTGTCCCCGAGACGCGAGGCCCCTACAGGATCGGAGTAAAGCAGTGCCTTTTGGTTGAGCCATTTGTGAATAACTGCGAGTTCGACGTAATTAGTGGCAAGGAATTTTTCCGTGACGGAGAGATCTTCTTCCCCCCCGGTCCCAACAAAGTGGACCTTTCGTACGTCACTCACTTTGGTCCCGCCGCCTCTCACAACGGCGTCCGCTACGCCAACACTGATAACAACTTCAGGTTGGCAATGCGCAGGTTACTAGGGAAACGCCTCCCCTTAGTACCAGGTGAACACGAGAGACTCTTGAGCAACCAAGAGGAGTTCATCAAAACCCACCCCGCTTTTAGGGACCTGCTGAGGGAATCATATTCCTCGCACTTTCAAGAGTACAGTGGTAGAGAAAACGAAGCTTTACTCCACCACGCAGATCCTCATGATAAAAAGGTCGCCCGCATTCAAGCGTGGAATGAGATGAAGGAAGAAGGTATCACTTCTGACCCTTTCCATTTGTGGGTAGACATGGTGCAGTGGAAACTTAAGACCTCAGAATGGAACAAACCTGGTGTCACAGCAGACTCGTGGAAGAAACCACGTAGCATTTGCGATTTAGGAGTTTCCGCATCTTTGTCTGGCTTCCGAATAACTGAGATGCTCAAGCGTGCCCAATCAGAAGAACCCTTCCACATCAACGGTGGAACCATGGTATTTTGTAAGAGCCCTGACCCAATCCTCCTCAAGAAACATTTCGATGAGTTAATCAACCCTTCTGGTCGATTCTACTTTCTTTATTTCTCGGACGATTCTTGTCTCGCAATTCGGAACCCCTCTACCGGTCGGGTTGACCGGTACAACCTGGACATAGCTTCTTGCGACGCCTCTCACGGCCCGAAGCTATTTGACTTGCTCCGCGACATCATGCCCAATCATGAAACGCGTGTAGACATGGACATCCTCATCCGCCAATGCACTCTGCCACTTAAAGTATCTTCTAGATCTTCTAGTGCCCGGTGTGTTCTAAAACCCAAGCGCCCTTTCCTCTTCACGGGAAGCACAATAACCACTGCAATCAACAATTTGGCTAACCTTTTAATAGGCCTAGCCATCTCTGAGATTGATTACACTGGTCATTTGGTAGACGGGGTTTGCGTGGAGCTAGCTAATGCAGCTGCTTCCGCTGGATATCTGGTAACCGGGTGCGATCCCTTATCAGAAGTCGAAGATATTCAATTCCTCAAACATTCCCCTGTCTTAGATGACACTGGAGAGTGGAGGCCTTTGTTAAACTTTGGCGTTCTTGTTCGTGCGAGTGGTACTTGCAATGGTGATTTGCCCGGACGTGGTGACCTTGGTGAGCGCGCTCGCGCTTTCCAACGTGGACTACTCCAAGGCGCTTATCCCAGATCCCACTGTGTAGCCCTCGACACCATGCGTGTCGCTTGTGGCACCGGTCCGGTCACGCTTAGCAAAACTTTCGAGTGGAAAGTTGTTGACAATCCAGATGCACTACCCTTCCGTTGTGACGAAACAAGTTTCGCCCGTCGGTATCGGTTGACAGCATTGGATTATCAAGAACTCGTCGAGGTCTTCGCTAACTGCGGGTACGGTCAGGTCTTCGCTGGCCCTTCATTAGACAAGATTCTGATGAAAGACTACGGCTTGAAGACTATCCAAACTGAAATTGGTGAGTATGTTCATGTTCAGATAGACCCAAACGGTTTCTCTGTGTGAACACCCATCTTTATTCATGTTGTTGTTGTGGTTGTCAACAAGTGAAGGAAAACACTTACAAAACCC